TCCTTATAATGTTAACAACAGTCCTTATAACTTTGAATCTCCTAACAATGTGTTTAACAATAATGGTGATTGGATTGGTTATACTGTAAAGACTCCTGAAGGAGTCAACAATTATTTTAACGCTGATGGAGATAGACTTGGCTACAACAACTGACCCTACACCTTGTGTAATACCTAATCAAGGTGCTAGTGTACCTAAACCAGTATTACCTTCTCAAGAACTTAAACAAACAGATACTAAACTTACTAACGAATGTAATGGAAAATAAAATGATTGCATATAAGCTATTTCGTCTTCATAAGAATGGTTCTATTGGACCACTGTTTATTAATCGTAAACAACGTCTCAAGGTAGGTGTTCCTGTATTAGCAGAGAACCATCCTACTAAGGGTTATGCTGTAAGACCTGGATGGCATACATGTGCAGAGCCTAATGCTCCTCATCTATCTAAGAAAGGTCGTGTATGGTGCAAGGTTCATATTGAAGATTACACTGCACATCAAAGACCAGCTACTCAAGGTGGTCTATGGTATACAGCTAACAAACTAACTGTACTGGAAATTCTATGATTAAAGTAGGAAGCTTTACCGATAAAGTCGGTGGCAGAGAACTAGTCTTTGATATCTTTAAATGTATTGTTGATGAGGTCTCTGATGTATATGAGACTTCTTCAGGTAAACAAATGATTGATATTAAGATTGGTAATCAAACCTTTGTAGGTACTTATGATGCTCATGTACATGACTTCTTATTACAAGAAGAAGGTTCAGAGTCATTCGTTATCCTTTGGCGTAGTCATAAGGGTGGCTATATGGTATCTTATAACTGGAAGTACTGGGAAGAGTATCAAGCAGGTAACTTACAATTATCTGACACACCACTAGTATCTCCTAGCACTACATCTAAAGAAGCATTTGTTTATATGTGGGTTAACTTAGAAACAGGAAGGAAATATATTGGCTATCATGTGGGTGATGAAGATGATGGTTATATTGGTAGTGGCATTCAGTTTCTCCAAGAGTTCAATCAAGGTAAAGATGGATTCACCAGAACTATACTCGCAAAAGGTACTCCGAAAGAAATGTACCGCCTTGAGACCATGCTATTGCTACTCCTCGAAGATCAACAAGGTTACTATAACGTAGGGAATAATTTAAAATGATTACATCAACAGACATCGATGATATGGGTTATCAAGAAACAATTAAGCAATACTCTAATGACTATGACACTAAAGGTTTAATCTATTACATGGGACTCGCTGCAGAAGCAGGTGAAGTACTCAATGATAAGGTTAAGTCACTTAAAGATGGTAAGATATTTAGCAAGGATGAAATCGCTAGTGAACTAGGTGATGTACTCTACTATGTAGCATCTATTGCTAGTGTCAATGGTATTAGTTTAAACCACTGCTTTGAATCTAATCTATCTAAGATTAAGTCACGAGCTAATCGTGCTTAACTACTACATAAGGTTGCAAGCAAAAATTAATTATAACATTGATATGTTTATTAAGACAGGCGACCAACGTTATTTTCTTATGATGATTGATTTATTATGGAGGAAAAATAAAATAGATGAATGACAATACTTATCTAGAGATTGCTGAGTTAGTAGCTCAACAATCGAAGGCTAATAAGCTTAAGGTGGGTGCTGTTATTGTTAAGGATAGTAATATCATTTCCTTCTCATACAATGGTACTCCTCCAGGCACATGTAATACCTGTGAGAATGAGCATAATAAAACTTATCCTCATGTTATTCATGCAGAGAGTATGGCTATTACTAAGGTAGCAGCTTCTAATAACTCTACTAAGGATGCTGTACTATATATCACTCATGCTCCTTGTATTGACTGTGCTAAACTAATATACCAATGTGGTATCAAGACAGTAGTCTTTAGGCAAGCATACAAGAACAATGATGGTGTAGACTTCCTTATCAATCAAGGAGTTAATGTTTACTATCTTCCCTTGTGGAACAGTGATCTTAGCCCTGCCCTAAAGGATACCCAAGGAGAACTATGGATTCAACAATGACAACCCTAGTAATAGGGTTAATTTTATTAGGAGTATACGCAACTTACTTACTTAATCGTATTAAGTTCTTAGGTACACAACTAGTTGTAGCTCATGTAATGATTAAGGCTATGGCTAAAGACCTACATGACTTAGGTCATCCAATGATTGTGTTAGGAAAAGTTAATGACAAAAATACTTGATGTATGGACTGACAATAGTACTAAACTTAAGCTATCTGTGCATAGTCTCGGTGATAACGAAGACTTAATTAAAACATTATTCAGATTAGTTATAGAGGACTACTGTAAACGCTATGAAGTTACTAACAAATATCCTAAGGCTCGGATTAATATTTCTTTTATTATGGGTTCTGGTAATGATGCTTCCGATGGCTCATGCTCATGGGCTTCTACTGAAGAACTAATGTACATTCAGCTATGGGATCCTGTATTATCTGGTCATGAAGAAACTAAATATGTTTCTGTTAAGCTAATTGAAACTATCTGTCACGAGTTTACTCATGCAGCTCAATTCCTTACTGAACGTAAAGCTCCTTCTACTAAAGGATACATCGGTAAGAACTCTGGGTTAGCTAATCCTAGCTACGAAGGTAGTGCATGGAATGATGGCTATATGTTTAACCCTAATGAAGTAGAAGCTAGAGTCATGGAGAACTACTATGCTTCTAAGTTTGGTTTTATCTTTGGAGACGGACCTAATGAACTCACTGTACAAACAGTGTTACAAACCAAGCGGTAATAAGGTGTATTACCAATTCCATCGGTCAACTGATTCTTACTGGTTGATTGATGGATTTAATAAACGATTACTAGAACCCTATGGCAAGTTGAATGATGAACAAATAACTAATTTGTTTACTCGACTTAAGGACCTTGCGGGATATACAGAGGATAAACCTAATGAAGTTAGTATTTGATATTGAGACTAATGGTCTCCAACCTAATGTATCAGCTATATGGTGTATGGTATGTATTAATCCAGACACTGATGAACAATTTATTTTCTCTGACTATGACTCAGATTACCCTTCTATTACGGAGGGTTTAAAATTCCTTAGTCAAGCTACAGTATTAGCTGGTCATAACATTTGTGGTTATGATTTACCTGTACTCAAACAATTAACTGGATGGGAACCTAAACCTACAGTTAAACTATGGGATACATGGGTAATGTCTCAAGTAACTCAATACAAACGTAAACATAAGCATGGCTTAGAAGGATGGGGTTCTTTCTTTAACTACCCTAAGTTAGAGTGGGATGACTGGTCTGGCTACTCTAAAGAGATGCTTGAGTATTGTATTCGAGATGTAATGCTTAATGTAAAGGTATACAAGAAGCTATCAGAAGATGCTATGAAGATTGCTAAAGTAAATCCTGCCTTTATTAAAGGTCTTGAGGTTGAAATGCAATTTGCTAATATCGAAGCTGATATTCGTAATAGAGGTTGGAAGTTTAATCTAGAGAAAGCTTATCAGGTTCGTGATGAGATTGCAGCTCGTATGCAGTTCATTGAAGAGACTATGGAACCTAAGATAGGTATGAGGACTCTTAAGCTTGATAAGCCTGATGAGTTCAAAGAACCTAAGTGGCGTAAGGATGGTTGCTACGCTGTTACTACTGCTAAATACTTTGGTATTGAAGTAGAACGAGGTAAACAAGACAGACCTATTGAAGGTAATTACTGTCGTGTAGAGTTTGCTCAAGCTTCTTTAGGTTCATTAGAGATTGTTAAGGACTATCTATATAGTCTTGGTTGGGTTCCTGATGAATGGAACGTTGAGCGTATCAATGGGAAGTTTGTTAACAAGTCTCCTAAACTAACTGAATCTTCATTAGAACCTTTAGGTGAAGATGGTCTTATGCTCTCTGAATATTTATCTATTCGTAATCGTAAGTCTGTAGTAGAAGGATGGATTAAACAAGTAGAAGAAGGTGATGGTAGATTACATGGCAAGATGTGGACTGTAGGCACTCCTACATTCAGATGTCGTCATGAAGTAATTGCTAATTTACCTTCAGTAGGCTCTGCTTATGGAGAAGAACTTCGTTCACTATTAACTTGTGAAGAAGGAACTTCTATTGTTGGTGCTGACTCAGCTGGTAATCAGATGAGAGGCTTATGCCACTATATCGGTAACGAGGACTTTACTAATGAAGTTATTAATGGAGATGTACATCAGCGTAATGCAGATGTTCTTGGTGTATCAAGAAAGACTGCTAAACCTTTTCTATATGCTTATTTGTTTGGTGCTGGTGCAGGTAAAATTGGATTAATATTAACTGGAAAGAGAGACACAAAAGTTGGACAACAAGCAGATGAAAAGTTTAAAGCTTCAATCCCTGGATTATCCACTCTCAAGGATAAACTTAATAGTCAGTACAATAGTACTGCTAATAGATTTGGTAGTGAGAACGCTAATATTCGTGGTCTTGATGGTAGGATTATCTTTGTTGGTTCTGAACATCAAACTCTTAATTACCTTCTTCAGACTACTGAAGGCATTACCTGTAAAGCGGCTATGGTATACGCAAGAGACAAGATCAGGGAAGCAGGGATACATGCCTACCCCATTATACACTATCATGACGAGATGGCTTGGGTATGTAAAGACGATGATGCCGAAGCTGTAAGGGACATTTGTGTAGAAGCTTTTAGCGAAGCTCCTAAGTGGTTTGGTGTCACCTGTATGGGTGGCGAAGGTAAGATTGGAAAGAACTATGCGGAGGTTCACTAATGCTAGCACTCATTGATGCAGATAGCATTATCTATACAGTAGCTTTTGTTAATAAGAGTCCAGGACTCTGTAAGAAAGCTTATGAAGATAAGATTAAAGAAATTATGGATAACACTGAAGCCACTAAAGGCTTAGTGTTTCTTAAAGGACCTGATAACTTTAGGTACTTAGTTGATCCTGATTATAAAGGTCATCGTAAAGATGGTCTAGATGAGGATGTAAAAGAACGTATTAAGATGTTGTATGAGTATGCTAATGACTCTGCTATACTATCTCACAACGGAGAAGCAGATGACTATGTTCATATCGCAGCTCAAGAAGCTAGGTCTGTTGGTGATGACTATGTAGTATGTTGTATTGATAAAGACTTACAACAGATTGCTGGTCTTAATTATAACTATCGTAGTTGTGCTATCAAGTTAATTACCGATGAAGATGCTTATCGGTTTACTATGAAGCAATTCCTTACAGGAGATGCTACAGATAACATTAGAGGTATACATAAGCTAGGACCTAAGACTGCTGATAAGCTACTAGATCATCTACCTGTAGAAGAACTCTGGGATAATGTCATTAAGATATGGTCAGAGAAACATCCACGAGATGAATGGAAAGAACCATTCACTAAGTGTGCTAACAATATCTACATTCGTAGATCAATAGAAGCACTACGACCAATGACTTATGAAGAACTAGAGGAAGATTTTAAATGGATACAGGACACTGGCAATGGTCAGGAGATGACTTCGATGTCGGAGAGTACTGTGGATTTGTCTACATCGTCAGATGTAACCATCCAGAAGAACGAAGACTTTACATCGGAAGAAAGTTCTTCCACATAAACTTCGGTAAGAAACGTAAACAGAAAGAGGGTCCTTGGCGTAAGTATTTAACTAGTAGTGAGAATATAAAGGCTTCTATTAAGAAGTATGGTAAGGAGTTCTTTACATTTGAAATGATTAGTATCTACAAGACTAAGGCTGGAGTAGTTAATGCTGAAGTAGAATTACAATGGTATGCTAATGTATTACATACTGAATATGCTCCTGATAAGAGAGCTTATTTAAATGGTAATATAGGAGCTATTAAATTTATTTCTAAGGAGAAGGTAAGTGAAGAACATCGTCGAAGAATCAGACAAGCATACCAAGAACACTTTGAGCTGGTCTCAAAAGAAAAAGAAACAACTCCAAGCTAAGATTAGAAGGGCTTTTGTAAGAACAAAGAAAGAAAAACATGAGTAGATGGTATCACACTAACTGCCCTAAATGCGATTCATCAGATGCATTTAGCTACAAAGATGGTGATGACTTCGGTTACTGTTTCAGTTGCTGTAAGTCTTCCCCTATTAACCCAACCTACATTAAAGAAGATTACTCATACGATATGCATACAATTCCAGAGATTCAAGACTACGATACAAGAGGTTTTCAAGAACGAGGTATCACTAAGGTAGTAGCTAGCCACTTCGGTGTTAAGGTTTCTTACGCTGAAGATGGTACTATCGCTTCTCACTTCTACCCTTACACTAAGAAGGGTTCTATTGCAGCTTACAAAGAAAGAAAGTTACCTAAACAGTTTGTTATTCATGGTGACTTTAAAGATACAGAACTATTCGGTCAGAACATGGCTCAAGGTTCTAAGACATTAGTTATTACTGAAGGTGAGCTTGATGCTATGGCTGTATCACAAGCACAGTACTCTAAGTATAATAAGTTCTTCCCAGTAGTTGCTATGCCTAGTGCATCAGCAGTTAACTTAATCCTTGAACAACGAGAGTGGATTCGTGGGTTCGAGACAGTTATCCTTATGTTAGATAGCGATGAAGTAGGTCAGCAAGCAACTCAAAAATGTGCTAAAATTATAGGGTTCGATAAGGTAAAAGTTGCTAGTCTACCAGAGAAAGATCCTTGTGAAGTACTAATTAAGCATGGTGGTGATATGCTTATGAAGTGTTTGTTTGATGCTAAAGAGTTTTCACCTGTAGGAGTACTACGTGGTGATTCTATCTGGGATCATTTCAAACAATTACAGAATACAATCTCATTACCTTATCCTAAATGTCTTAATGGTTTAAACACTAAGCTAAAAGGAATTCGTTTGGGTGAGATCACTTTGTTTACTTCAGGTACTGGTTCAGGTAAGTCTACTGTTATTAAGGAAATCGTATTAGAGATTCTTAAAGAGACTCCTGATATGGTAGGTATGGTATCACTTGAAGAATCTATTGGTGATACAGCTCAGAAGTTTATTGGTATGGCTCTTGATAAGGCTAACCTAGAAGAGATCTCTGAAGAAGATAAGTACAAAGGCTTTCAACAAGTATTCGGTGATGAACGCTTAGTACTACTTGATCATCAAGGTTCTGTAAGTGATGAGTCTTTAGTTGATAAGATTGAACACCTAGCCTTAATGGGTTGTAAGTATCTTATCCTTGATCATATCACTATTGCAGTATCTGAAGGTGCTAAAGGTAAAACAGGTAATGAAGCAGTTGATTCTATCATGAGTGACTTACTTAAGATTACTAAGAAGCACAACATCTGGTTAGGTATTATCTCTCACTTACGTAAAGGTGAAAAGCCTTTTGAAGAAGGTAACTTACCTACGATTGATGATATTAAAGGTTCAGGCTCTATCAAACAAATTTCATTTGATATCGTAGCCTTTGCTCGTAACATGATTGCAGCATCAGATGAAGAACGTAATACTATTCGTCTGCGAGTTCTTAAATCACGACACACTGGTCAGACAGGTGATTGTGGTTTTACTAAGTACAATACCGAGACAGGTCGCCTAGGAGAGGCAACACTGTTGGACTTTGATGTAGCTTAACCGAAAGGAACTATGAATCCCTCCTCGTATCTATTAGAAAAAGTAGGCAGAGTTATTCTTGACTCTGATAAAGCCTACAATAAGGGTGCTAAGATACTCAAGGCTTTCCCTGAATGGGAAGGTTCTATTGAGAGATTTATTGCTGAGTCTTGGGATATCCTCCTTAACTATTGCTCTACTCCAGCTAGAGTAACTAAGGGTGGTAGCCTAAAGTCTTATGTGAAGTTAACTAATGTGTCTATTCAGATGGGTGTTAACATCTGTAGACAGATAGATCAAGATGAAACTGATCCTGGAATTACTCTAGGTATCGGTGATCTTATGCTGGAAACATTTCTACAAGATGGTCTTATCGATATCTTCCGTGAATACGAAGGTCGTAAAGCTCCGTATGTAGTATCAGTGGTTAATCAACCATTGAATATCAAACCTGTTCTTAAGGGAACTGTGTTTAGTAAGCCTGCTCCTATTGATGGGTTGATTAGTGCTATCACTAAAGAACCATACATCAAAGGATGGAGCAACAGAAAACTATTTAAAGAATACTTGGATAAACCTTTTATTCAAGCTATGGAGAACCTAAGACAACAGTCTTGGGAGATCAATAAGAACGTATTAAATGTTCTTAAGAAAAACAGAGAACAGTTTGTTACTGATACTCTGCAAGTAGTAGATAAGCATGGTGAAGTATTTAAATATAATATTCACTGGGAAGATGACCAACTACCTGTCAAGAAACAATTCTGGCATTTAGATGGTACAAAGTTTCTCCGTAAGAAAGATCCCAGAGTACAGCGTGCTTTGTCTAAGCTATTTGAATTCGATCAAGTAATTAAGAAGGCAGACCTCATTAACGATTATGATATGCCTTTTTATCAGGAAGTTTCTTGTGACTATCGAGGAAGGATCTATTATGCTGAATCGTTTATGGAGTTCCAAGGTAGTGACTTGGCTCGTGGATTATATCTCTTCAATGACAAACGAGAGTTGTCTGAAGAAGGTTTACGATGGTTGTATATACATGCTGCTGCTTGTTACAATCAGTCTTATACCATTGATGAACTTAAATCCCTTACTTGGACTACTACTGATTATATTTCTTATCTGGAAGATGAACAGTTAGATACTATCTCTGTAGATAAGATGACATTAGAAGACAGGATTAACTGGGTTGAATATAACTTGGATACTATTCGTCTTGCTGGTCTTCAGTCTCAACTCTTCCCTGAAGCTGAGAAACCTATCTCTTACTATGCTGCTTGTGTAGAGATTGCTGAGTACCATCTAAGTAAACTTAGTGGTGTTCCTTATATGTCTGGCTTACCTATCCCTATTGATGGTAGTAATAACGGATGGCAACATCTTGCAGCTATGTCTAAGGATAAACAAGCTGGTACATTAGTTAGTCTTACTCCTACACCTATCCAAAAGGATTTCTATGTAGCAGTAGCTAAGTCATTGATTGAGTTAATGCCTGACTGGTTTGATGAGAGACAGATTCCTATGAAGCATATCCGTAAAGGTATTGCTAAGAGAGGTTCTATGACTCGTGCTTACTCAGCTGGTAAGAAGAAGATTCAATCTAATATGTATGATGACTGCCACGTAGAAGGATACACTAACAAGTATAATATCACTGAAGAAGATACCGATTTATTATCTGGTAACTTAATTAAAGCTATTAACACTGTTTGTTCTGGTCCTCTTAAGACTACTAAATACTTACAAAAGATTATTGACCATGAGTTAAACTCTGGTGAACAAGGTATAGAGTGGTTTACTCCTTCTGGATTCCCAGTTAAATATAAGGTATATCTACAACATGAAAGACGTTACCAAGGTACTATCAAAGGTATCAACAATAATAAATCCATTTCCCATGTGGTTAAAGTTGACGTCAGAAACAGGGACACCCATGAGAAGGTTCCTTGCAGACGTTCATTTGCTTCTGGCATTAGCCCTAATGTGGTCCATAGTTACGATGCTTCTCATATGGCTAATACTATTACCCATTTCGGTGGTTCTTTCGGTGCTGTTCATGATAGCTTTAGTACTCATGCTAACGATGTAGACAGACTTCAACAAATAACTAAAGAAGAATTCATTAAGCAGTATGATACTGATAACTTCTTTAATGTATTACAAGACAATCTTATGAAACACAAAGATACTTTCACTTACAAACAACCTGATCTCGGTGATTTGAATATTGCTGACATCAAAGATTCCCAATATTTCTTCTGCTAGGATAACAATAATAATATGAATATCAAAATCGATTACACCAGAAACAAAGACTTTAGTGAGCAAGCATTAACCTTATTGAAGGACTATTATTGTTTACCAGATGAAGATCCACAAGATGCTTTAGCAAGAGCTGCTATGGCTTATTCTTATGGGGATACTGAATTCGCACAAAGGATATATGATTACGCTAGTCGCAAGTGGTTTATGTTTAGTAGCCCTGTATTATCTAACGCTCCAGTTGGCTCCGAAGCACCTAGAGGATTACCTATCTCTTGCTTCCTTACCTATGTCGATGATACTCTTGAGTCTCTCATTGCTCATAACTCAGAAGTTTCTTGGCTTTCAGTTAAAGGAGGAGGTGTGGGTGGTCATTGGGACTCTGTACGCTCTTCGTCAGATAAATCTCCTGGACCAATCCCATTCTTAACAGTCGTAGATTCACAAATGACTGCTTACAAACAAGGCAAAACAAGGAAAGGTTCCTATGCCGCATATCTTGACGTCTCACACCCAGATATTATTGAGTTCATTTCTATCAGGGTCCCTACTGGTGGCGACGCTAATCGCAAGTGCTTTAATCTGTTTAATGCTGTTAATATCACTGATGACTTTATGGCAGCGGTGGACTCAGGCTCTATATGGGAGCTTAAAGACCCTCACAGTGGGGAAGTCAAAGAGACTATCCCTGCTCGTGAACTCTGGCAGCGTATTATTGAAGCTCGTTTTAGAACAGGTACTCCTTATATTAATTATATTGATACCGCTAACAGGGCTTTACCTGATGCTCAAAAGAAATTAGGATTAACTATTCATGGTAGTAATCTCTGTAATGAGATTCACTTACCAACAGACAATGAACGTACTGCTGTATGTTGTTTGTCTTCAGTTAACCTAGAGAAGTATGATGAGTGGAAAGATACTACTATGGTAGCTGACTTAGTTAAGCTACTAGATAATATCCTTGAGTTCTTTATTACTCACGCTCCAGATGATATCTCTAAAGCTAAATACTCTGCTCAACAAGAGAGAGCTATTGGTCTTGGTGCTATGGGCTTCCATGGCTATCTACAACTACGACACATCCCTTGGGAAGGTGTTATCGCTTCTGTAGTGAACAATCAAATGTTTGCTACTATGCACAAGCAAGCAGAAGAAGCTACATTACAATTAGGAAAAGAACGTGGAGAAGCTCCTGACATGGTTGGCACTGGTCGCAGAAACAGTCATCTATTCGCTATTGCTCCTAATGCAAATAGCAGTATCATATGCGGTTGTAGTCCTAGTATTGAGCCTACTAAGTCTAATGCCTTTGCTCATCGCACTAGGGCTGGTGCACATTTGGTAAAGAATAAATACTTAGAGAAACACTTAGAGTCTATTGGTCATAACACTGAAGAGACTTGGAGTAGTATTATTAATCATGATGGTTCAGTACAACACTTAGAGTTCTTAGATGAAGTAACTAAAGATGTTTACAAAACAGCATTTGAATTAGATCAGCATTGGGTAGTAGATCATTCAGCACAACGACAAAAATATATTTGTCAAGGTCAGTCTGTAAATCTTTTCTTCCCTGCTGGTGTACATAAGTCTTATGTTAACTCTGTACACTTAAAGAGTTATAAAGATGGTTTAAAAGGTTTATACTACTTACGTACTTCTGCTGGTGTTAAGGCAGATAAGGTAGGTGTAGCTAAACAACGGGTAGCATTGAAAGATGCTGATGAATGTCTCTCTTGTCACGGATAATTATATGAGCTTAACAAAACACAATATCACTTACAAACCTTTTCAATACCCATGGGCTATGGAAGCTGCTACGCAGCATGAGAAGATCCATTGGATTGAAGATGAAGTTACTCTTGGTGACGACATGACTCAATGGAGTAGCAAGCTAACTCCTCAAGAAAAGAATTTGATTACTCAGATTCTAAAACTATTTACTACCTCTGATGTTGTTGTTGGTGGTAACTATGCTGAGTTCTATATCCCTTACTTTAAGAACAATGAGATTCGTTCTATGCTGTTATCCTTTGCTAGTCGTGAAGGTATCCATCAACGAGCATACTCTCTGCTGAATGATACACTAGGTCTACCAGAAGAATACTAAAATGCTTTTGCTGAGTATGAAGCTCTAGCAAACAAAGTAGAGTTCATGCAGGATATTGATATCTCAACACAAGCTGGTGTAGCTAAAGCTATTGCTCGTTCAGTATTATCTGAAGGAGTATCTTTGTTCTCTGCCTTCGCTATGCTCTTTAACTTCTCTCGCTTCGGTAAGATGCCTGGAATGTGTACTGTTGTTGAATGGTCTATCAGAGACGAAACACTACACGCTAATGGTATGGCTAAACTCTTTACAGAGTTCTGTAAGGAACATCCTCGGATTGTTACAGATGAATTCAAGTCAGATATCTATCAGATGTTCCGTGATAACATTAAGCTTGAAGACAAAGTAATTGACTTAGCCTTTGAGATGGGTGCTGTAGAAGGATTAACTGCTGATGATGTTAAGCATTACATTCGTCACGTAGCTAATCGTAGGTTAGTTGATCTTGGTCTTAAGCCTAACTGGACTAAGATTAAAGACAATCCACTACCATTCATGGAGTATCTCTTAGGTGATTCTCATACTAACTTCTTTGAGCAGCGTGTTACAGACTATAACGCAGCAGGTATGGAAGGTGATTGGGGATGGGAAGAAACCCTTCATAATCAATAAGATAGGTTAGCTCTGCTCTAAAGGAAAAGAAATTTTCCCACAGAGTGGACCACTGTCGCCACTATAAATATATACCACAGCAAGGGGACTTTATGGTCCCCTCTTTTATTCTTACCCACAGGATTACCATGACAAAACCTAAAGCACCTAAGTTTAAAGACCACAAGATTATACGTAGGAAGTTCTTAAATAAAAAACAAGGACTTGCTGCTATTGAAACATATGTATGCACAGAGTTTGATTCTATATCTGCTAGTGTAGAAATTTCTGATTGTAATCGTAAGATTAATTTAGATTTCTATAGTTATAGTTCTTCTATTAAAGATAATAAAGAACGACTAGATAAATTAGATACTCTAATTAATATGTTACAAGAATTCCGTAGTGATTATATTATGGCTACAGAAGAACTAGCTAAGCGAAAACCTATTTATGATGCTTATCGTAAAGAAAAGAAAGCTTGGCAAAAAGAAAACAATGAAGAACCAACCATCTTTGACAGATTAGAAGACTTATGAACCCAGAACAACAACTAACACTAGAAGCAATTGCTATCCATATTACTCGATTGAATATCGCTTTGGAAGCTTTCTCAGACAACCCAACTGAAGACCAGATTAAAGCAAAAGAGCAATCAATTCAAGAAGTTGATTATTGGTTAGCAGTATTACGTAGAGCAAAAGGATTAATCAAATGATTGATAAGAAACTAAAGAATTTATTTGCAGATAATTTTACTGTATACACTAAAGCTCATGGTTATCATTTCAATGTGGTTGGTCCTGACTTCTTTGAGTACCATAAATTATTTCAAGAGGTATATGATTATCTATACGAACAACATGATGTTCTCGGAGAACTTCTCCGTCAGAATAAAGTAATTGTTCCTGCTGATCTCCGTTCTATTTGTGAATCTACAGTAATGGATTGTGAGTTTGGTAATCCTCCTGCACTAAAGATGATTGATGATCTCTACAAAGACATTGAGATGCTTATTGCTTCAGCAGAAGACTTGTATAAGTCCTGCGACAGTGCTGCTATTGAAACAGTTATCGGTGACTACTCTGTAGGCTTAAACAAACTCTGCTGGTTCTTAAGGTCAAGCAAATGATCTATGTATATGGTGGACAGTCTTGTAATGCTTGTGAAGGTGTAAAGAGTTCTTTCGACCATGCTGGTGTTGAGTATATCTATGTAGATGTATTCAACCCTGATATTGACAAGCAACACAAAGATAATTTTTTCGGTGGTAACTTTAGGTCTATTCCACAGATCTTCCGTGACAACAAACATTTAGGTTCTACACTAGTAGTACCAGATGTTATTGCTGATTCACGAGGACAACCACACGACCAACTTAACAAGGAATAATAATGGCAACTAAAAAGAGTTACAATCTCGATGCTATGACAGGCGGTGATACAGATGATTTGGATTTATGCGATAAGTATAATATTGATCCTTCTCTTGCATACACTCCAATGATTAACGAAGCTATGTTCAAGGTAATGAACCAAGAATCAGTTGCAGCTATGATTGCAGATGGTTATTCAGTAGGACAAGCAAAAGAAATATCAGATCAACAAACAGATTCAGCTAGAGGTCATGCAGACTTCATTTTAAAGCATCAAAAGCAATAAAAAATAAACCCCTTAGGATTTCTCCTAGGGGGTTTTTAATTTGCTACTTAACGCATATTAGTAATATCTCGTTTATTCTTTGAGAGCATACCTTCAATGCTGGATATCTTATCCATGAAGTCTTTTAAGACTTTCATATTATTGTTATGACCTGATACTCCATAAACAGATTTGCTTGCTGAAGAAAGCCCTTGAGCTTCTAGCATTAAATCAATTAGTCTGTTAAATTGTTCTGGTTTAATTAAAGAGTTATAACGCTTTTCACGATTAGATTCTGTACGACGAACCCATCCATTCTTCTGAGCAATAGCAAGTATCTCATCACTACGCTTAGACAACAAAGCTGATTGGTCTCTAGCTCCTTTTCTGTTCTTCTTAACATCTTCAGAGACAGAATGGGAGTAATGCCATAACCTATCAAAGTAACCTGATACAGCAGAGTACAAACCTTCTTCACCAATATTAGCGAATCCAGATTCTTTTACTTTACTCTTAGCATCTACAATAGACTCAAGCATTTGATCTTGAAAGCCTTTCCACATCTTCTTAGCTTCTTTAGTCACCTGATAAGGGGCAATATTGTTATAAGCAATTAAGAAAGGAATGACAGACAGAGCATCTCCTAGTACAGCATCGTGAACAGGCAAAGCGTTTAATGGTTGAGGCTTATTCATAAACTTATTAGCTGCAACTACAGCAGTGAACCACATAAATGAATCACCACTTTGTGTTGTAAGAACAGCAAACGCATCTCTGAAAGAATTACCTGCAAAGAAACCACCATACTCTTGATCACCATCAGGAAGACGAACTAATTGTTCTTCCTTACGCATCTTAGTAGCACGATCAGCTTTCTCTTTACCAGAAGAACGAATATCTTTCTTGATACCTAAAGGCATTACCGATAAATCTTCTCCATCTGTTTGCATAGGGAAGTTTTGAGCAATAGAACCAAATTCAGTTTGTTCTCCTAGATTTTTGAATTGTTCTTCCATACGGAATAACTTTTCTTTATCAGTCTCAGTAAGAATACCATGAGCACCAGCCATATTAATGAGCTGACCACCATAAGTTTTAAATAGACTACTACCATAAGTAGCAGCTACTACAGTAGCCATAGACTTCATTACACGTTGGTAAGCAGACAGTCCTGGCATATGCTTCTTAAAGGATTTAGCGTATACACTAGCAATAGTTTTGTGTAGCTCTTGTAAGCCTTCTTCGGTATTACCAAAAGAATCTTTTAAGAGAGCTACTTCTTCTTCCATACCTGAAAGAAGTTCAATACCAGCTAACATATCCTCTACTTCTTTAAACATAAATGAAGGATGTTTACCATACAAACCAGCAACTACAATACCACGAGCATATAGCTTAGAGAAGTTTGCATCAGGATGCATTCTTACTTTATCAAAGAACTTAGTCAATCTAGCTGCAATATCAGCTTCATCTTCACCAGAAAGAGCTTCATAGATATCATCACTAACTGTTGATGCCGCCTTCTCACGAAGGTTTTTAAATTCAGATTCAAATGAATCAGAAAGATTAGCACCAAGCAAACGCATAGTTGATAAATCACCAATCGATAATGCTTGAATAAAAGCATTTGATTGTGAAGAATCTTTTTCAATAATAGCTCTTAGAGTGACGTGTTTACCACCCATCTTTTCAGCCATATCCATTTCGTATGCCATAACAGCAGCATCAAAAATAGGGAACCATTCTTTTTTCTTATTTACTTTACCAAACCAATGGTCTGGAGGTAAATTAGTAGGTAACGGGGTATTAGGATCAGTAGACCAGACATAAGCTTCTTTACCATACTCAACTAGTTGTTTAAATACATCTTCATTAAATGAATCCACAACATCGGTAAATGAGTAATGCTTACCTAACTCAGTTAACCCTAACTCATGGGCAGCGGAAGCAAGGATATAAGTAGAACCATATTTAAGTTGATCTGCTTCAGACAACTTGCTATATGCTTTTAATTGTTGTTCACCACGAGCTTGACCACTACCAGATACTTCTCTTAAGATAGTAGAAATTCTTTTAGCAACTTTAATATTGTCTGCTACATTAGCAACACGTAAAGCAGGTTTATTACCAAAGCCAAGACCAGCACGGATAGTACCTGAGTGGTTAATCCAGTTAACGTTAGTTGCTCTTTGGAAAGCACGATGGGTCATGTCAGACTTCTTCATAAAGCCATACCACAATCCAGTAGATACGCTAGGTAAGTAGTCACCCAAATGTCTTTTAACTTGTAAGGCTTTATTTTTACCTACTTCTGAAACAGTAGGATTAACTTTACCATTATCTAAAGTAAGTTTATGTTCACGAACTAATTCATTGAACCGAGCTTTAGAAAAATCTAATAAAGTAGAGCCATAAATAGAATCTGAATAAGCTAAATACAAAGGAGCTTTAACGGCTTCTGCTTCTTTAGCTGATACTAAACCATAACCTGCACGGGAAGTTTCATCTACATAAAAGTATACAGCATTTGCTACAACATCAGCAGCCATCTTCTGCATCATAGCTAATTTTTGAGGATCAGTTTGTAAGCTAACTAAGTTAACTAAAGACATACCTAGATCCGTGATATCTTCGTTAGTATAAGCAGCAGTACCACGAATAAATTGTGCTACTTTGTTAGCAGGAATACCGCCAACTACAGGATTTCTTTGAGCAACAAAAACATTTTGGTTCTTTGATTCTAAACCAGCCATGAGATTATAAGCTTCAGCTACTTGAAAAGATAATGCTTCTGCTCTACCCATTTTCATAGTAGGGACAGGGAAGTAATCACCATTCTTTGTACGAGCTAATTCAAAATCACCTGACTTAAAGAAGTCAAGAGCTAGCAAAGCACCAGTACCAATATTATTTTTATTAGTGTACTGACCTGCTTCTGCTTGAGTAGCATCTGGTTTATTACCATGAAGTAACTCATGAGTACGTTTAAAAATAGAAGAATAAAAACCAAACATGTAAGGTTGTTTATCTAAATTTTTATTAATATCTTTTAACGCAGACATAACATCTTTAGGTAAAACTTTTTCAGAAGAAGTTCCTTCTGTAGGCACAAACATTTCACCTGTATTTTCTTCTTCACCTAGTATGTCTTTTGTTTTATCTACTTGCCTAGAAGTTTTTAAGGCTACATCACGAGCAGCATCAATCTTTGCCATGTAAATAGATGAACCAAGACGACTAACGTTATTTTCATTAAGACCTAATGATGATGTTAATGAATCAATATTTTCTGCAAAATAAGGTTTAGGTGGTGTAGATGAATCACCAACAATATTTACCATTTGTTTATTAGAAGCAATAACCATTTGATGAGCAGCATTAGTTAAATCAGAAGATTGTATCTCTAATGTTTTACCACTAGTATCTGCACGATCAAGAAAACCTTCTTGATTTAATTTATTTAATGTATTTTCAGCAGTATCTAATGAAGAAAAATCAGCTTGAAAACTTGGAGTACCTAGTCTGATATTTTCTGCTTCATTAAAACCTGTATCATATTCTTGAGGAACAACCTGTTGTACAGGTCTTCCCATAACATCTGTTTCAGGAGTATTCTCTAAACCAAATGTGGTTGGAGCTTGTTCTCCTTGATAAGAAGTAACCAATGGTGTTGGCACTTCTCTTGTTTGTTGTACACCTTCTTGGTCAAATGAAGTTTGACTTTCAGTAGACCTCTCACGAGGGAACCCAGCAGTAGGCTGAGTAACCCCTTGAGCAGCAGGATTGTAATCAAGTAACGATTCTGTAGGAGTCTTAAGTGCTTCGTCATCAAGAATATTACTAGCTCTCTCAGCTTGTGCTTGCTGCATTAGATTCCGTAATGGATTAAACGATGTTTGAATAGCCATTATTTCTTCTCCTTAGTAGCGTAGTAATCTCGTAGTACTGGCATTTCCCCTAGAAAAGGAATCTTCTCTACTAGCTTATCTTTAGCTTTAGTAGATTCCCCTTCATTCTCAGAGAATGATTTCATAGTATCTTTTCCTATTGTGAATATTGTATTAGCTCCAGGAGCTTGTGCTAAAACATCTTTAGCAGCTGATGAAGCAGATGACTTACCTGATACACCTTTATAAGTCTTTTTGCCTATTTCCCACATATCAGGAAGTGTTCCACCCCATGAATACTCTAATGCCTTAACAAGTTTATCTTCTTCATCACCACCTTCTTCACCACGTAAAGCATCTTTCAAAGAAAGACCAACGTAAGCTACAGCAAAGGTTAGGATGATAGAACTAAATGTTGCATAAGTATATTCAGGTGTTCCACTACGTTTGATATACATGGACCATAATTGCGGTATAACGTTTGAAGTTAAATGAGCAGTAAATCTTTTGAATTGAGTAAACAAAGCAAACCGATGATCATCAAAGATGATTGGAGTAGATCCAGGCTCTGGTCTAGAAGCAAACTCATCTATGAAGTTAATAGTTGCATTCATAAATTCGTTATTAAGACTATTAATCTCTTCACTTCTTTGATCTGAATCAGTATCAACACCTGCAATTTCTTCGTCAAACATTTCTTCTCTACCATACTTTTTGTAAAGTTCAACAACTTTATCAACATCCATACGATAGTATTCTAAACGATCTCTTGCCCAACGAGCTGAGTTTTTATTCTTTCCTTCAGCTACAATAGCAATAAGATCTAACAATTCATCTTTAGCCATTGCACCACGAACAGCTCTAACAGTGTTAGTAACACCTTCAACTCCGTTTAATTTAAACAGTAGCTTAGACATATTACGTTTGCTACGACTAGATAACGATACACCTTCTGTTAGAAGGATATCACCAGTTAATCCGTAGTAACCTAAGTCTCTTAAGAAAGCTTTATCATTAGAATCTGCTACTTTGTATTTACCTTTAGTAGCTACTTCACCTGCTTTTTTAACAGTATCTAAAACACCAACAGCAAATGATTTAGCTAATTGACCAAAATATTTTTTCTGATCAGCTGGTTTTAATCCAAATGAACCATATACTAGCTCACTTAAGTTACCAAATAAAGCAGTATCCATATATACTAATGTAGATATGAAGTTAAAGTTCTCTGTAATACCTCTAACTAAAGCACTCTTAGGTTTATTTAATTCACCATCAAAAGCTTTAACATAGTTACTCATATTACCAGCTAACTTACGACCTTGTTCTTCAGTAATGTTTCCTTTTCTTACACCTTCTTGAATTAAAGCTGCAATGTTTTCGCCATTACGACCAAACATTCTATCTTTAACAGCTATCTTAGATGCTCTATCAATAATACGAGCAGCATTGCTCTCAATATTATTGTCAAAGAATTCATCAAATGCAGGATTAGAAGTAATACCTGAATCAATAAGTTCTCTTAACATCTTGGGAGTAATTTCTTTACTCATTTGTTCAGCAAGTTCGGCAGCTTCGGTTGCATTGACTTTACGAGTAGTCCCATCGGGGTTCTTAGCCGTTGCATACTGCTCTAATAGTTGCTGAAAAGAAAGTCTATTACCAGATATTAATGAAGGATCAGGTAATCTGTTCTTAAGAAAGAAATCAGGAGTAGCAAATAAAGCGGCTAAGCCTGCATTATTATATTGCTTAGATAATATATAAGCAAAGTTTTTACCTACTTCATTTAATTTATTTCTTACATCATTTAATTCAGGAGTAAGTTGATTTAATTTATTACTTTGTAAAGCACCATAAAGTTGTAATCCAACTTCTTTGATTGATACAGGAATTGCTTGTAGTGTTTCTCTAAGAACTGCTTCAGTAGAAGTAGCTAATTGTCTTGCTCGTTTGTAAGGAGATAGACCACCGAAAGCACCACGTACTAAAGGAGAGTCAATAAGACCAGCTAATTTCTGCGCCCACTCATATTGAATAAATGGTTTTAAATCTGTAGCAGTATCTGCTGCAAACAATAAACGAGGATTAGTAACAACATTTAAAAGTTGTTTACCTAGAGTAGGCTTGTCAGCTTCAGTAGTACTTGCTTCAAGACTCTTATTAAAGTTTTGACTAGCTAAATTAGAAGCATCTTCTGCTAATTCAAAGTCAGTTTTAGGGAATGTTCTTCCATTTTCATCTACTTGTTTATTTTTAATACCTTCAATAAACAAAGACTTATCTGTACGCTTATCTGTTTCAATACCTAATTCAGTAGCAATATCAAAATTACGCTGTTTGTTTTCAACAATACCTGTAGGTGCTGCCATCAAACCACCTAAAGCAAAACCACCATAAGCAGAATTCTTTAAAGTGTTAATAAGTTTGCTTGGGTCTTTGATCTCACCTAAGTTAGTACCATATTCTTCTGCTAAGTCTTGTACAGTTTCTGTTCCTGCTTCTGCAAGAGAACCTCTACCTGCTGCTTTACCTATAGCTAATAATTGTTGACCAAGACTACCCATTGACTTTAAAAGTTTTTCTTCAGCTTGTTGCTTTGTTAAATTCTTTTGAGCCATTAAAGCAGATACTAATGTTTTCTTTGCAGCTTCAGTACCTAGTTGTCCTGTAATACCTTTAAGACCTAATTGATCCATAACAGTAACAAAACCACCAGTACCCCAAGCCCAAGCTAAATCTTTCTTACCTTCGGGTTGGTTGTTCCATACACGACCAGCATTTTGTGCTAATGGTACAGACAAAGATAAACCAAATGTTGCAGTAGCTAACGCACTAGCAACAATAGCAGTACCCATTTGAGGTACGTTAGAAGCACCCATCCAGACTAAGTTATT